CCTCCATTTCCTACGCCCGTTCCATAGCCCACCGGTACACGCCCGCGCAGGTCTGGCACATTGAAAGTCGTGGATCCATCACCCGCGCCATATACTGTGCTGATCGCGCTAAATAACGCCGCGTAGGTCGTTCGTGATACTGCGCTTCCGTCACACATTAGGTATCCAGCCGGCATACTTCCTCCTAGCATAATAATTCCACCGGTAGGTACATAAAAATTCGCCTTCGCGCTTAATGTGTTATTGATCGTTGTTACGTTTCCCTGCAAGGTCGTTATGTTACTTTGCGCTGTTGAAATATCAGCCACCGCGCCATCCAGGATCGTATCAAGCGTAACAAGTTCACTCCGCGCGGTGTTCAAGGTCGTTTCGATTGCCACTATTTCGTGACGTACATTATTGATGTCAGTTGCAGGGATATAGTCGCCGTCTACGCGATCATTTCCAAAGTCAATTACAGTGGGGGGGTAGTTGCTTGTCATTTTTCTCCTATGTAGCGCTTGGGTTAATTTTTACTGCAAGTTGTGCAAATCCATTGGTCGGGATGGTCCAATCCATCGTTACACTTCCACTTTCATTTCCTGGTGAAACGCTGCTGCAGCCTTTCCAATTGCCATCAGAAGTCAGGCCCCAAAGCTTTGTCTGCAGGCTGCCCTGCGACGCGTCACCCGCCTGGCTGGCATAGCAAACTGTGTCAAAAACCATGGACCCGGCTACCGCTGGTACATTACACTGTGCTGGTCCCACGGTGCCCCAATCATAGACCGGGGTTCCTAAAGGTGTTGTTTGATCAACATTCTCAAAGCTTACAGCCCCACCTTCCATATAGTTCAAATTGCTATACCGGTTGGTTGTCACCACGTTCGCGGTGCCCACTGGTGGATTTTTCAAATAATATGTTTCAACCCTGGGGTATTCGCCCAGGTTTTGCTGCACGCCGCCTAGGAGTGTCATAGCCTGGCCGCCATAGGTCACAGTCTGTAAATAGGAATTGGCCCTTGCGATCATTGACATACTCACGATCAGTAACCGGTTTTCACCCTCTGGTACGGTATGTTCCCAGGTCATTGTACTTATGTTACTGCCCGTTACGGTACTTACAGCAGTTACGTTCACTGCCGGGCTTAATCCTTTATCTAATTTCAAGGTTACAAACGCATCCTGGCCATCTGGAGATAACCATTCTATTTCTTGCCCCACGATCAACCACCGGTTATAAAGGCCAAAATTGGCCAATGAATTCGCGCCACCCTGGGCGCCATAATTTATAAAGGCTCCCAGGTCATAGTTCTCTAAATATTGGTATAGGGTTTCGCCGCTCCACTGGTATACCAGTTCCGCCGCGCTTGCCATTTCCCGGCTGGACAGGGTATCTAAATACGCTTGGCCAATGTTATCAGCCATCGTAGTATCTTGAATCCATCGAGAATCAATGACTAGTTCTCGTTCGCCGTTCGTTTCAATGCTGCTGCTGGCTTCTATTACCCGGCTGGGTGATTCTCCGCCTTCTATTATTCCTATTACTTGCGCCTGCATGTTGAAAAAATATGCCGTCAGTGTCGGGCTCCAATTCCTGAAGCGCACCACACAGTAGCATTGGTTATTTCCTTTTTGTACGTAGATGTCTCCGTATGGACCAGTTCCAAGCGTATCAAAAAGCAAATTCCATTCAGCTAATCCTGCAGCCGGATCTGCCATATCAACGCCCAATTTATCCGCTCTTGAGTTTACGATCAATGGGTAGGGTTCGCCCAATGCCCCTGTCCCGTCCCACTGGTTCAGTCGCACATAAGATCCCTGTTTAGGCCTGGCTGTTTGGTAGCTGGTGTTCTTTCCTACGTCTGTATATCTAATGATCAAATCCTTATAACTCGATGGCGGTACCGAAATTGGTCCATCATTTTTCCAGGCTACTATGTAGCTTGTTTTCGCAATCGGTGTATTGAATGGGAATACATGACATTCTCTTATCTTCACTTCTACATGGTTTCGCAAGCTTTCCAAAGGGCTGTATCGCTTCAAACCAAAAGCTTCTTGCGCACGCGCCGGCGCATCCAGGGCAGCAGCCAACCCTGTTCTATCTAGTCGATCCATTACAAACAATCGTCCATCCCGCAGGAAGAACAATCGTGCTGCAAATCCTTCCGCCAGTTCTACCAACGCCGCCCAGGCTGTGCTTTCGTCCAGGTAAAAATAATTTGGCTGTTCATTATTCAAAACCATTGCGCCATAATACGCGCCCATCGACCAACCCGCCCGGCTCAGTACAATACCAGCGCATTCGCGCAGAGGCAATCCCCCGCTTCTTCCCTTCCAATAGTTGAAAGGTGTTGGGGTTGATCCATCCCACACAAAGCAAGAATCCCAGGCCAAATAGGTGTAACTCTGGCAAGGCGCATGGATCTTTTCAGCAGCTCCAATTTCCAGGTACCGGCTCAAACCCGCGCCGCTCAAAACACCTGTCTTTTCGCTCGAGTTATATTCGATATTGGTCAGCGTACCCACAAAGACCGGTATTGATTCTTTTGTGGTAGTTGAAATCATCACCACTTTCAAGCGCAAGCCTGGCGCTCCCATAAACCCAAATATCGGGCTGCTGGTGTTCAATATGTCATACCGCCCCGAGGGGTCATACATTTCTATTTCAAATCGCTCATTCCCAGGCTGCGCATAGTGCCCACTCTGCAGCCTGGCACCTTCCCTGCCCCGCGTGATGTGCATCCTGCGGATCGTTTGCGGCTCAGAGCCATTATCAAATTGCCCGTTATTATCCCAATCCACCAATACTACCCACATCACTTTTCCAGGTATCCCTGCGTAAGGATGATCGCTCGAATCACCATACAAACCAGTTCCATACTTACTGCTGCCATACTTCGCCAATATTCACCTCTCTAAACCACAGAATCACAGGTCAAACCCATCAGGCGCTCGTTCGCGCAAGCTGAGGAACGCTTGCGGAATGTCGCAGAACACAGAAACGCTGCGGGGGTGCTGGGGCTGAGGAACGCACCCACCCCCGCAGCAGAACCATAGTTCAACACCGGCTACGCCAGAATCACAGGTCAACACCGGCTACGCCCGAACCCTGCCCGTTAGCAAAAACCCTAAAAACAACCCACATAAACCTACCCGAGACATTAAACCTGCTCCGTCACATAGTACCCATGCTTTTTGGGTAATTGCTGAAAGGGTCTCCCGCTAAAAAGAAGTTGTCTCAAACAGCCGATAGCGCCACATAGTACCCACACTTTTAGGGTAGTTCAAACTTCAATTCCCAACACTACCCTGGGATCACAGGCCGGACAATACGCAGAAAGGCAATATCCATCTACTAAATGGATTTGTTCTCTCATCAAAACCCATCCTGCGGGCAGTTCTCCGCTATGTTGCACCTCCGCGGTCTCAAAACAGGGCTCTTTTACGCCATCTCTAATACCCTGGCATTGAATCGTGTTGCCACGCTTCACTAATTGCCGCCAATCGTTCGGGTCAAAAGGACCAACATCGTGCCCGAACTTGGGTACAAACAAGTTCATATCACGCTCACTGTCCCGGTTATATCCAGGGTGATCTTACCCATCAAACGCGAGTTTACAGGGGCATCAAATCCCAATCCCACAAAGGCAGTAAATTGGTACCCGGACCCGTCAGGGTACGTGATTTTGAAATACTCCAGGGTTTGCTCAAGGGCAGCGCCAGCCAGGCCAGCAGCCCCCAGGGTAGTCTCTGCCTTGTCAAAATGCACCAAAAAGACCAACTTCCCGCCATTCTTCAATACGCTTATCTTCTGCTGCCATCCGCCCGATGTGTGGCTGGTAACATCCCGCTTAATACCTTCCAGCTCAAAACCAGCCACGTTCAACACCTGCGCAACCGTCGAATAGACCGTATGTGTCGCTCGGTCAGCCATTTTTAAGTATGTGCTATGCGTCCAGCCTGGAATGTCCGCTTGCGCCAAGGCCAAGGCAGCCTTTATATCGGCAACATCATCAGGGGTTAGCATTTTTCAATTCCTTTTGAGGTTTCGGTGGAGGGGATATATACCGGTGGGTGATTGGATCCCTGCAACTCAAAATTCTTTCCCAACTATGTTCAGCATTAAGCGCGGAATATGGTTTCACTTTGTTGAACCACTTAAGCTTAATTACTTCACAGGTACATGGTAAAAGCGGCTCGTTTTCTTCAACTACCACTCGTTCCGCGATTGTTTCTTCTCGTAATTTTTTCTTGTTTTCTTGCATTTTTTGGTAGTATTTGGTTTGCGCTTCTTTCCGTTTTTCATGGTTATCTTTTTCCCATCGTGCCCGATTTTGGGTACATTGCATTTTTCTGCATGTCTGGCTGCAAAAAATCCGCTCAGGTCGCCTGGTCAAGCGCGGATCCTGGAGAACAATTTCTCCACAATACTCGCATCGATACTTTGATTTTGTTTTATCTGCCATCAGCCCTCCATAAACTGATGCTTACTTTCCTAAATCACCTCATTACAATATCGACCCGGCCAGTAGCAAGAGCAATGGCAAAGGAAATAATTACTGCAGTAATTATTCCCAAAAGCCATTTAGAAATAGACTCAAGCTGCTTGGCCGTCTGGCTTACTTCCTTGATCATCTCGTTCAATTTCGAAATCTCCACATCGTGAGTATCCAACCTGCGCCAGGCTGCATCGATCCGCGCCGTGATCAACGGAGAACAACCCGCTTCTCTTGTCTCTATTCCGCGCAGCCTTTCCTCATAACGTAAAAGCATGGTTTTTATTTCTTCAAAACCTCTACTCATTCTTTCCCCTAGCGCATCTATTTGCGCCTGGTTCACATCATCTCGGGCCGCTGCGCTCATAATGTGGTCATTTCTTCCGGTCGGTACCGGTACGGATCATTGACCGGGTTGATCCTGGTCACGCTGATCTCATAAGCGCCGCTTGTGTCCCATTCAGCAGCCAGAACCAGGGCAGAATCCAGGTTCACTAGCGCCTGACGGTATACCGCTTGTCTTTCAAACTTGGACCCGTCCGAAGAAAAATTGAAATTAGAAGCCAGGTCATTGCAGGCCTTGCGCCAGGCTTGCACCCGCGCCAGCGCTCGCAGCTTCAAAATCTCAGTTGCTGCTGAAATACTCGTTACGCCATACCGCAGCAGCGTTTCGTTCACCGCTTCCGCATACGAGCCAGCGTCAGCCACTCCCACCGTATAACTAAGTCCGGTCCCAATCTTTCCCAATTCCGCAGCCATAAATTCAGCCAGCGTTTTCTCAGTGTAAACAGAAGGAGCAGCCATGGCTAAACCTCCACCTTTTGTTTATTCATGGTGCCCGACATCGTGCCCGAACTTGGGTATTTTGGGTATTTGGCCATTTTCAAAACATCCTCAATTAAGTCCGCTATTGCTTCAATTCGGTACAAATCGCTCAAATTCGCATCCCTGCGCATCATAGTGCCCGCCATCGTGCCCGAACTTGGGTAGTTTGGGTACGTTGCCATCGTTTCTTTCACATTCGGGCTAAATTTGTAGCTTTTTACAAGCACATCTAAAGCGCCTTCAATCCTTCCTATTGCCAAAGCTTTCCTGGTTGCAATCGTTTTTGGATCCATTCTATTTTTCCCTTCACCCCCACCCTCTCTCGAGGGTGGAGGATCTCCAAGGAGGAGGAAATAATCAATGTTGGCGTAGAAATGAACCCTACGCCAACACTTCTAAAGTAAATAAAGGGCGGTTGTCAACACATTGATTGAGTAAATAATCACTTGCATCGCCCTATTATTTTATAACTACGGCACAAGGTGGCGATGCCTTTACGCCACATAGTGCCCTTTAGGGCACACCGTGGCGATGCCTTTACGCCATCGGGCTGCCATAATTGGATGGGATCGCGTACGAAGCATTGCCAATCCTGCGGATCAATGCGCCTACCCGGTTCCAGGCTCCAAATCCTGCGTGACGTTCCCATTGAGATTCATAAAACGGATGGTTGTCACGTTCGGCAACACGGTTGAATCCCTGCAGGCTGCCTTCCTCATGTTGGCGCATTCCCAAAGGCTGCTCTCCCTGGGTAGTGGCCATGATGTAATAACCGCTCGGTATGGTTTTCCATTCGCAAATCCATACCTTATCCACATAGCCAATAATCTTGCCCGGTACCTGGATACCCAAATTCCCTACCAATACATCACTGGCAGATCCAAGGCGCAGGTTCGGGTCAGAGACCGGTACATAATTCGAGAGCCCTTCAATGCTGCTCTTAATGCTGCTCGAAATCAGCGCCACTGCTTCGCCGCCGTTCTCGGGGGGTTCGGTCAATTCGTCATAGTCCGAAGAAAACGGATTGGCAGCATCAGAGATTGCAGCCGCCTGGGCCTTAAAGTGATCATCGGTACTGCCACTATCCGCGCCGGTCATCACCATATAAATATCAGAATCACCGTTGGCGGGTCCTTTGATGGTCAACGCGCCGTGAAGATCGTCCTGGTAGGACCAGGTCGAATTATTGAACAGGGCCGCCAGGATATGGTCTCTCATCCAGCGCATATCAGCAGTAATCAGCGCCGCGGTTGCGTCGTTCGCTTCCTGCACCGTCATTTTTTCGCGGGTGATCCTGGTAGAACCCCAGGCCACGCCACCCGAAAGGATCGGGAAACTCACATCATAGCTGCCCACCGTCTTGATCGGTCGAGCCCTGCCAAATTCATCCAGCGCCTGCAGCCGGGCCGCGGTTGGTGTCCGGTAGGTCAATTTGAACTCGGTCAAAGGTTTGGCCAACATCCCCATGATCGCGCTCATTTGACGGTTATGCTCCTGAACAGACTGAGTGATTGCGGTATTCACGATCCCCACGCCGACCTCAGTCACGCGCACGCTTGCCAGGTCCTTCAAACTCTCAAAACCATAAAGTAAAGTCATTTATTCACCTCACAAACCCACGTACAAAAGCTTTGCAAAAGCGCCGCCCAAAAGTTCAGAAGCGCCAGGTACAACCCGGCCCACCACCACCGCCACAGTCCCGGCCGCATCAGCCAGCGCTCCATCAGTGTCGCTCAGGTAAATTGCAGCGTCATAAGCCTGGGTAAATGCGTACCCATCCAATGCGCCGCGCCGTACAGCAGTTACCGGAATCCCTGCAGCCACCGCATGGGTGCCCACAGCAATTCCATAAATCCGCGCTTCGCCAGCAGTGGTTCCGTTTGCCTTGGTGAATTTCCCGGTAGTAGTGTCCAACCGGACAGCATCCCCCGGGCTCAATGCTTCGGCAGCGGGTAAAGTCATTTGCTCCAACGATTCAACCACTTCAACTCTATAAGCGGTTGCCAAACTAATATCAGCCATCAAATCTCCTTTTCATCATCCCCTCATGGTGCCCGACATCGTGCCCGAACTTGGGTATTTTGGGTACGGGGGATGATGAATAAAATTAAAAGTTATTGTAAATTTGCGCCTGGTTTCGACGGGCCATATCGCGCTCGTCGTCGCTTATGCTGCGCTGCCGCGGATCCGGGCTTGCTGGCACGCCAGCAGCCAGGGCGGGCTTCCCTATCTCAGCCCGATTAGCAGACAGATATTCAATCTGCTCAACCGGGTCCAACTTCTCCAACAACACCAAAACATGCTTGGGCAGATCCTTTTTCTCAGCGCTCAAATACTTATCCAAAGCTGTTTTGTACCTTTCAACCTGGTTGCCCAAGGGCTCCAGTTCTGTCAACCTGGCTTCAAGTTCACCCGCTTTTTGCGCGTTCTTCTCAGCCAGTAACTGCCATTCCTGATTCTTCTTCAAGGCCTCAGCTTCGCCTTCTTCCTTCGC